GTCTAGTGTTACTGCATCAGGTAACATACAAACTAGTGCAAACATTGTTACAGACTTAATTGCAGGTAGAACTACCGGTATAACAATTACCGCAGCCGGCACAAATCAAAATATTAACTTAGTTCCAACAGGAACTGGTAAAGTTAACGTTGGTAACTTCATTATATCTAACGTAGCTGAGCCTGTAGCTGATACTGATGCCGCTACTAAGAAATACGTTGATGACGTTGCTCAAGGTCTACATACTCACGATAGTTGTAACGCGGCAACACAAACTACGTTGGCAACAATTTCAGGTGGTACTGTTACATATAACAATGGTACAGCAGGTGTTGGTGCTACATTAACTACAACAGGAACATATACAACTATTGACGGTGTTACATTGTCAGATGGTATGCGTATTCTTGTTAAAAATGAAGTAACTACCGCAAATAACGGTATCTATGTAAGAACAAGTGCAACAGTATTAACACGTGCAGATGACTTTAATACTTCTGTTGAAATGGCTGGTGGTGACTTTACATTCGTTACTGCAGGTACATTGTATGATAACACTGGTTGGGTAATGACTGATCCAGTAACTACAGTTGGAACAAGTCCAGTTGTTTGGGTACAGTTCTCAGGTGCAGGTACATACACAGCAGGTACAGGATTAACATTAACTGGCTCACAGTTTAGTATTACTAATACTGCTGTGTCAGCAGGTAGTTATGGTAACGGTGATAGTGTAGCATCATTTACCGTTAACGGTCAAGGTCAATTGACTGCGGCGGCCAACGTTGTTATTACAGCAAATGCGGCAAACTTATCCGGCACAACACTAAAATCAACAGTTGTTACTTCTAGTTTGACAAGTGTTGGTACATTGGGATCGTTATCTGTCACAGGTAATGCAAGCGCCGGTAACTTAAACACAGCAGGTGCAGTTGTCGCAAGCACATTAACAAGTAATGTAACAACTGGTACTGCTCCATTAACAGTATCAAGTACAACACGTGTTGCTAACTTAAACGTTAATTATGCTAACGTTAGTGATTTTATTAGCGTAACCGCCGGATCAGGAAATAACTTCCTTATCTTTGCAAATGCGGCATCTGGTAACATAACAGAACTAACAAGTACAGGTTTAATTGCGAACTTATCAAATAACTCTATTACAGCAACTACATTTGTTGGTGCATTGTCAGGTGCGGCAACAAGTGCAACTACCGCAGGTACAGTAACAACAGCCGCACAACCCAACATTACTAGTACCGGTACACTAACAAGTTTAGCAGTTACAGGTAACATAAGTGCAGGTAATGTATCAGCGACAACATTCACTGGTGCACTAAGTGGTGCGGCTACAACAGCCGGTACTGTAACAACTGCGGCTCAGCCAAATATTACAAGCTTAGGAACACTATCATCATTAACTGTTTCGGGTAATGTAAGCACCGGTAACGTAAGTGGTACATTGTTAACCGGTACATTAGCAACTGCGGCACAACCAAACGTAACAAGTGTTGGTACACTGTCAAGTTTGGGTGTAAGTGGTACTATCACAGCCGCAAATATTACAGCAAACACAGGTGTGTTTGCAGGTAGTGGTGCCAACTTAACTACACTGAACGCAAGTAACGTATCTAGTGGTACATTAGCACAAGCACGATTAGCAAATGCCGCAGTAACACTAGGTAGTACTGCATTGACGTTGGGTAGTACTGTAACAACAGTTGCAGGCTTAACTAGTGTTACATCAACAACATTTGTTGGTGCATTGACAGGTGCGGCAACTAGTGCTACTACAGCGGGTACTGTAACAACAGCGGCTCAACCTAACATTACAAGTGTTGGTACATTGACCTCTGTAGCAGTGACAGGTAATGCTACTGTTGGTAACTTAATTGCAGGCGGCGGGGCAGGAGGAAACATTACTGGTGCTAACTTAGTCTCAGCTAACTTCTTTACAGGTACATTAACTACTGCGGCTCAGCCTAACATTACGAGTGTTGGTACATTAAGTTCATTAGCAGTTACAGGTGCAGTTACTGCGGGTAACGTATATGCAAACAGTGGCACCGGTGGATTCACTACATTACAAGCAACTACATTCACTACTGGTGCAAACACAACAGCAGGTACAGTAACTGGTAACTTCTCATTGAGTGCAGGTTCTCGTCATCAAGCAACTTACGCTTAATATCAAATTCATACACACTACTTAAAAATGATAAGTAGTGTTGTATGAACATCTTTCAATCAACTTACGAAGCTAGGCTTCAAGATTGGTTTCAATTACGTAAATCCGTAATAAACTTACCCATAGATAAACAATGTATAACCATAGATGAATGGTGGCAACGTGCCCCATTGGTCACGCATCATCTACATCCACTAGATATGGAAAACTGGCCTGATCCTTGGGAACTTTTGTCCGAAAATACCTACTGTGAGGTTGCAAGAGCGTTAGGAATGTGTTATACTCTATTGTTATTAGATATATCTGATGTAGAAATGGTATTATCAACTAACAACATAGGTGAAGATGTGGTATTAGTCTTGGTAGACAACGCAAAATATATACTGAATTATTGGCCCAATACGGTAGTAAATAACAATCTACGTGATTTTAAAGTAGTAAGCAAGATAGATTTAGATAAAATAATCAAAAAAATAAAATAAACAGGTAAAACAATGCAGATATTAGTAACCAAAAGAAATGGTAGTAAAGAGCCACTCACATTAGAAAAATGGCAAGCACAAGTAGCAAAAGTATGTAAGGGGATAGCAGATGTTAGCCCGAGTATGATAGAAATAAAATCCCAACTACATTTTTATGATGGTATCACAACTAAACAAATTGATGGAATTACACTACGCGCCATCGTTGATTTAATTGATGTAGAGAATAATAGTGATGTTGGCCATACTAACTATCAATATGTAGCGGGCAAGCAACGTGTATCTATGTTGCGTAAAGATGTATATGGCTCATATGAAGTTCCGCACCTCTATGAGATTGTTAAAAAGAATGTATCAACTGGATTATATACTAGTGAGCTATTAGAGTGGTATACTGAAGCCGATTGGGACAAGATGAATGATATGTTGGATCATTCTAAAGACGAACAATACTCTTATGCCGCCATTGAACAACTCATTGAAAAATACTTAGTAAAGAATAGAAGTACGAAAGAAATCTATGAAACTCCACAAATTAGATACATGGTTGCAGCCGCTACAGTTTTTCATAAAGAAGAACCTAATAATGCCCGTATGCGTTATATCAAAGAATATTATAACGCTGCCAGTGATGGACTTTTTACTCTTGCTACTCCAGTCCTTGCTGGCCTTGGGACTCCTACTAAGCAGTTTAGCAGTTGCGTCCTTATTCGCAGCGATGACGATCTTGATAGTATCTTCGCTAGTGGCGAAATGATGGCCAAGTATGCCAGCAAACGTGCTGGCATTGGCTTAGAGATTGGTAGACTACGACCACTAGGCAGTCCTATACGTGGCGGAGAGATTATGCACACCGGCATGATACCGTTCTTAAAGAAATGGTTCGGTGATTTAAGAAGTTGCAGTCAAGGAGGTATTCGTAATGCAAGTGCTACAGTATTTTATCCCATTTGGCATCATCAGTTTGATGATCTTATCGTACTTAAAAACAATCAAGGAACCGAAGAAACCCGAGTCCGTCATATGGATTATGGGGTTGTGCTTAGTGCTTTCTTCTGGAGACGATTCAAAAACAAAGAAAACATAACATTCTTTGATCCTAACGAAGTTCCTGATCTATATGAAGCATTCTATTCTAACACTGAAAAGTTTGAAGAACTGTACGTCAAATACGAAAAACAAAAAGATTTACGTAAAAAAACAATGTCAGCCGAAGAAGTATTCAAGTCAGGCATATTAAAAGAACGAACCGATACGGGTCGTATATATCTAGTATTCATCGATAACGTGATGAAACAAGGACCGTTTGACCCAGAATATCATACAATATACCAGAGTAACTTATGCTGTGAAATACTTTTACCTACTAAATCCTTTAAACGTTTGGATGACAGCGATGGTCGTATCGCTCTTTGCACATTGGGCAGTATCAATTGGGGTTCGTTCCGTAACCCAGAAGACATGCGCCGTGCTTGTCGCATATTGCATCGTAGCCTCAATAACATTCTTGACTATCAAGACTTTCTTTCCATCCAGTCTAAACTATCAAACGATGAAATCAGACCGCTCGGAATCGGAATCACAAATCTTGCCTACTGGCACGCCAAGCGAAATTTCAAGTACGGAGAAAAAGATTCCTTGGCTGAAGTCAAGACGTGGATGGAACATCAAGCCTACTACCTAACAGAAGCATCAGTTGAATTGGCCAAAGAACGCGGAAAGTGCGAAGGCAGCGATAAAACACGATATGGTCAAGGTGTATTCCCTTGGGAACTACGTGCTAACGGTGCCAACGAATTAACAAACTTTGCTCCCGAACTAGACTGGGAAACATTACGCACACAAATGAAAGAACATGGAGTCCGTAATGCTACACAAATGGCTGTAGCTCCTGTAGAATCAAGCAGTGTAGTAATTAATTCTACAAATGGTATTGAAATGCCAATGAGTTTGATATCAGTTAAAGAAAGCAAAGCAGGAAGTTTTGTACAAGTCGTTCCTGAATATCATAAGTTGAAAAACAAATATCAAATGATGTGGGATCAAAAAGACTGTGATGGTTACTTAAAGACAGCGGCAGTGATTGCAGCCTATGTGGATCAAAGTATCAGTACTAACACATTCTATAACCCTGCACATTTTGCGGATCGTAAAGTTCCAACTACATTGATTGCTAAGAACTTGATGCAAGCACACTATTGGGGACTAAAGACATTCTACTATAGCTTGATTAATAAAGCGGGTAGTAAGAGCCAAGATGAAACCGTATTAGATTTGCCAAGTGGCTTTAACGATATGGACGAAGAAGATTGCGAAGCGTGTAAGCTATAAAAATAATAGATATTATATGGAAGAATTTTTTGAAAAAATTAATCTAATGCCGTGGTCTAAACCTGTTTTAATAAATCCAAACGGTGATGCCAAGTTAGCAATATTTGGTGATAGTTTTGGCTCTAGTCCTGATGATCTATTGTTTGACCAATGGTGGCCCACTAAACTTGCAAACTTATTAGAAGTTAAAGAGTATATTAATTATTGTAGGCCCGAGACTAGTTTTTACTTTACATATACTAATTTTGTAAAACACTATAGAGACAATGATATCAATATTGTGTTGGTTACTAGTCCACATAGATATACCAAATCAGTTGTATTACGAGCAGTTTCAAAAGAAAGAGACACCGTAATTTCAAATATTCATAAGTTAGAGTACTTAAAAAAATCTAACAAGTTAACCGACAACGAACATCAATTACTGAATTATTTAGAAGGATGGTTTATTTCCGCAGACGATCAATATATGGATGCTATGCATTCACTAATGATTAATCATATTATTTCACTTGATCCTAATGTTATTTTAATACCTTGTTTTAATGACTCTATTGAAAATAGCATACGTAATATGATAGGATTAAATGCAGTACAACATCTATACGAAGTTGTAAGAATGCAACATAAATCACTAGGCGTAAAAAAAATAAATACTATCAGTGAATACACAGAAAAGTCTACCGTTATATCTTGTCATTTTACACCAGAGATGAGCAGTATAGTTACTGATTTGGTATTTGAAAGAATCAAGACGGGTAAATGGAACTGGAATTTTCCAGAAGACATAAAACATAATCATACACTGGAACACTATTATGAGCAAAGAACAATATAACCTAAACACAAAGACAGATTATTTGAATAGAAAAATGTTTTTGGACCCGGAAGGTCCCGTAACCATTCAAAGATTTGAAGAAGTAAAATATAAAAAGATTGCCGACTTTGAAACTACAGCACGTGGTTTCTTCTGGGTGCCAGAAGAAGTATCACTAACAAAAGATGCAAATGATTTTAAAGAAGCAAGTGATGCAGTTAAGCACATCTTTACTAGTAACTTATTGCGTCAAACAGCATTAGATAGTTTGCAAGGACGTGCTCCTAGCCAAGTATTCACGCCAGTTGTATCACTACCGGAACTAGAAGCATTGATTTATAACTGGAGTTTCTTTGAGACTAACATTCATAGCCGTAGCTATAGTCACATCATTCGTAATATCTATAATGTTCCTAAAGATGTATTCAATACTATCCACGATACAAAAGAGATTGTTGATATGGCAAGTAGTGTTGGAAGATACTATGACGAATTACATAAAGTAAATTGCCGCAAAGAGTTAGGTGAAGATGTGAATGAAAAAGAACACATCAAAGCAATCTACATGGCATTACATGCCAGTTACGCATTGGAAGCATTCCGCTTTATGGTATCATTCGCTACCTCGTTAGCAATGGTTGAGAACAAAATCTTTATTGGTAATGGCAATATTATCAGTTTAATTCTCCAAGACGAACTTCTCCATAAAGGCTGGACTGCCTACCTTATTAACCAAGTAGTAAAAGAAGATAGTCGTTTCGCACAAGTTAAATCAGAGTGTGAAGCTGAAGTCTACCAACTCTACTTGGATGTGATCCGTGAAGAAAAAGAATGGGCAGACTATCTGTTTAAGATGGGCCCAGTTATTGGCTTGAATGCAACTGTCTTAAAAGATTTTGTTGATTATACTGCAACAGGAGCACTAAAAGAGATTGGGATACGATATAACAACCCGGCGCCAAAAATGACACCTATTCCTTGGTTCAACAAACACGTTGATACAAGTAAAAAACAAACCGCATTACAAGAAAACGAATCAACTAACTATGTCATTGGCGTGATGACCGATAGTATTGAATATGATGAACTCCCCAATATTTAATGTATACCAGTTCCCTGAATGGTCAAGTGTAATTTCTAAAGAAATTGAAGAAGCTAAACAAGTTGATTCAAATTGGCACCATGCTATTAACTGGCGAGTAGATCATAATGGGGAAAGAACAACTGATCCATCTAATACAACACGGGGAGTATTTGATGATGTCAGACTACACTTTATTAATAGAAACTTTAATATTGTGTATGAAGAAAGCACGATACATCTAGCACTGTCTGGATATGAATATAATCCATTGTTTGTTAAATCATTAGAGTTGTTTGAACTAGCTAGAGAATTTAACAAAGAAACCGGGCCGTTTGGAAGAATGATTGTTTGGGATTGTCCTCCCGGCAGTAAAATTTCAGCACATGTTGATACTTTACCGTATCAAACAAATGTAACTAGATATATATTTACAGCATCAAAACAAAGATCGCCTGATATAACAATCAAAATAAATAACAAAGAAGTAGAATTAAATTCAGGTATGATGTTTGCATTTCATGCGGAAGACATGCACGAATTTACAAATCATAGTGATGATTATTGGTATTTTTTAGGAATTGATTATTGGATTCCTAAAAAGTTGCAAGAAGGTATTGAAAAGTATAATATTACAAAAGATACAATATTAGAGTATGATGCTGAAATGGGAGTTAATTTCCCTAGATGCAAATATTGGACAAGACATTAAAAAGGAAATAAAATGACAGCAATCGTGTGGAGTAAGTATCATTGCCCTTATTGCGACCAAGCAAAGGCACTATTAAAAAGTAAAGGTATACAATTTGAAGAACGTAAGATTGGAGATGGATATACCAAAGAAGAATTGCTAGAAGCAATCCCGTCAGCAAGAACAGTACCGCAAATCATTTTAGATGGTGTACTAATCGGTGGTTTCACTGAACTCAAACAAAAATTAACAGAAAGTATCTAATGCAAATAGCAATTGAATCAAACAAAGTATACACATTTAAACTTAACTCAGGTGAAGAACTTATAGCAAAGGTAATTCAAGCAGGTGGTGACTTCATTATTATTGAAGAACCTGTCTCTATTGCACCTACACAGCAGGGTATGCAAATGATCCCTAGTATCTTTACTGCAAATCCGAAGGGTGAATTCAAGCTAAATACTAGTAGTATTGCTATTTACGCTGAAACTGATGATAGTGTTAGAATGAAGTATTTAGAAGCAACAACCGGTATTAAAGTACCAGATAAGAAAATAGTATTGGGATAATATGGCAAAGCTTAGTAGGAAGGGTGATGAAAATCAAGCAGGCGGCAAGATAATACGTGGTGCCTCAACTGTTTTTGCTAACGGCATTCAAGTAGGATTGCATGTTAGTCAATTAACACCTCATGCACCATGGGGTAGAAAGCCGCACCCTCCTCACAAAGCTGCCTCAACAACCGGCGGTAGTCCTACAGTATTCTGTGAGGGCTCACCGGTATTAAGAGTAGGATCGGGTAATACATGTGGACATTCTATTGTTCAAGGTAGCCCTGATATATTTGTGCCATGAGTGATTCAGGAAAACAAAGCCCATTGGGCGTAAACGTAATGAGTTCATTGTTGCAAAACAATGGACTAGGTATCAATCCAATTGTAACTGATTTTGCCGGCAGTAGCAAATCTTATTCTGATTTTTCGTTTGGATCAATCGTACAAAACACTGTATTACGTTTAATTACTTGGTCAATAAATGATGCTTGTCTACGTGGACAAGTTAACGGAGATGTATACAATAATATAATTTTTGTAGGTGGATTGACAAATAGCATAGGTTTTATAAACATTGTATCGACACCTTCATACTTTACAGTATACCATGATACTAGTGTAATAAGTCAATTTCCTGCAGGTACGTACATACAGCTAAGTGCGTCAGTTGAAGGATACAATGATACTTGGTTGATTAGTACAAGTAAATCTGGCTCATTTGTAGTAGTAACAACTGCTGACCCAGGTAATGTCACTGGCGGAAATATTAAATATGGAACACTAGTACCGGGATTAGGTAATAGCGGAACGTATGCGTTTACATGGAATAATGATACAACTGGTCCATACGGTGTAGGTACTGCTTGGGGTGGTACTAAGTATAGTAATGGTGGCAACAAACCAGTAACACAGTGGGGCTTCAATAGATTAATTGCGTTACAAGCTTGGGATGAATTTAACTATAATGAAGGTCAACCTAAGTATAAAGATTTCTTAGGATCTTTTCAACAAGCGGACTCGTTTGTAAACTATACTAATAGTGCTATAACCTCAGTTGACAATTCTAAGTCATTCTTAGAAGGTACGTATAGTAATATGAATGATTTGATTAGTGCAGACATAACAGGTGTCTCATTGGCTACATTCAATTTTGGTCAAGACTTGATTAAAACTGGACGTGCAATTAATCTAAATAAGATTAACACGTTTGGCTTACCTTCTAATTTATTAGAAACTTTACAAGAAAACAATGCACTAACACCAGCTGTTAGTTTAGCATTATTAGCCGCCGGCATGACTCAATCTGAATTGGCCGCTATACTTAGTAATAACAATAGTATAACAAAAGAACAACAAGTAAAAATATATAAAGCTTTTACCATTGTTCTAGGAAAAGATTTGCAAGAAGTATTGATACCTTTGAATTGCAAAACAGAAGGAATAGAATCATTAGCTGATTTGTTAAATCCTAAAAAATTGTTTCCTACTAGAGCTACATCAACTAGTTCAGCAGTGTATCAGACATTAACTGTTCCTTTATACAACACCGGACAAGCCGCACAAGGTATAACTCCAGTTACAAATACAAAAAATGTATACTATGGTGGCAATAATTTGTCAGTACCATATTATACTTTAGTAACAACTAGAAATACAGATAACACAGTATCTACAATAATTACAGCCACTGCTCGGACAACTACGTCTTCTTTTGATAGCAACACATATCCTAACTTCCAAGGTTATGCTTTAACAGTAGTAGCTGAATTAAATAATCAATTAGCAGTCAGTACAGACAATGATGCAGTTACCTTATTCGCCAATACAATTGATGTGTTGAATACCCAAGTAAAAGATTTGACTACATCAACCGTAAATAACAACTTCTCAACTAGACTTTATCCGTCAAGCAAAGTATATTATTTTATATACGGACAGGGAGTAGCAAACGCATCAGTCAACTCTCAATTAACTTCACCTACAGTACAAGACAGAGTAACACCTGTGTATCCAGCAGGAGTACCCTCACCAAACATTGGTACTGCACTTGCTGACGCCCCTATCCCAACACAGCAATCATCTAATGTAACTTTTGCTGCCGGACCAGCAGTAGGAAATCAAAGTGTTGTTGCAGGTGATCCTACTTCTACCCCATTCTTAGGTAGAGATCCTGCAGTAATACCTAAGGCAGAAACTGATGCGTTCATTGCCTGGCAAGGAGATCAAATAAACCCAGTCACTGGTAAACCAATCTCTGAAACTTGGGCCGCACAAGGTATTACAAATCCATACGAAGATCCTAGAATACAAAATCAAGCTGTACAACAAGTACAACGTGCAGACCGCAGAGAGGATCTTTTCCAATCACAAGGTGTGGCAGCACCTACAGATTTGATAAGACCATGGGAACAACCTTAATAGAATAAAAATATGGCAGGCGAATTAACAACTAATACAGCAAACACTACAGAACCTGAAATCAATATTCAACTTGTTCAAGGTGGTTTTGGATCATATCTAGATGGTATACTACCACCTGATATTGCAGTAGCCGCCGGCGCATTTGGAGCATCAATTAGTCAAATACGAAACATTACTAATGTTCCAGTTGAAAAATTAGCTCAGGCTGCAATGACAATAGAGACTACAAAAGGTCTTAACATTAATGGCTCTGATATACCTACTATATTATCAGAAGCAGATCAAGCATTGAATCTTATTGCCTTGGGGTCGGGTCCTAGAGGACAATATACTACCTCAGATTTCTTTGGCTGTATGTCAGGATTGCCGTACCCTCTGAGAGAAATATACAACACCATACGTGGCATACAAACACAAAAACTACATAACATATACAATCAATTGTTTCTAGCAGTAACTTGGGAAAAAGCAAGAATAGATATTACTCAACCATATTGGTATGTTATTTCTAAAGCATATGTCCCACCAACGGCTAGCCCCAATCCACCTAATCCTGACTATCAGCCAGACCCCGAAGAGCCGGATTACGATCCAGTTGAATACACGTTTGCTCCTACTAATAGTCCTCTTTATTGGTCAGCCCCTGGCGAACCAGAAGAATATGATTGGTATTATTCACTATCGTTAACTTTAGGTGAAGACGGCGGCGGCTATGGAAGAGGTACAGCGCCCAATCCTATTGTAACTATACGACCAAATAATGTAGGAGCGTCTGTAATAACAAGTACTGGTAGAAACGATGAACTAGCCGGCTCTATGGGCAGAGGAACTTTTGGCAGAGTAAGTGCAGACATAAGCAACGGTGGACCATATTTGTGGGCACATACTGTACAGACTAATTGGTCAGCAGGTAATATATATCCTAATCAAACTCGCCCCTTCTATCCACCACAAGACGATAATTGGGTAAGATCCAACATGCCTAGAGAATCAGTGACAATTCAGCACCCACCTATAGAAACTCTCCCTGTATCTCCATCTGGTGCGATATCAACTGCTGGTAAAAATACAGGAGGTGACGTATATGTTGATCCTTTCTTTACCGGTGGCTCGGGTAAAATAGCATCAGGAGAACCTGGTTGGTCTTGGATGAATTCTCCGGTTAAATCATATATCGATCAAGCCAACGAAGAAATATTAGCAATAAGAAACAACAGACCTAGAGAATCGTTTCTTCTTAATAAATTATGGGATAGAACTGGCGAACAATTGACTAGAGAACAACGTGCTAGAAGTATAGGACTTGCACCTTTGCCCGTACCCAAAGATGATAATCTAAATAGATTCCCTACTAGTCAAATAGTATTTACGGACGCAGTACCTCAATTTGCGCTTAATACTAAGCCACATATGACTGCACAAACATTAGAAGCAATTGTAAACTTATGTACTAGTGGTGGCCAAAGTCTTGTGGGCATGATGCGTGAGTCACGTAACCAAAACAAGTTGACAGCAATAGGCATTCCGTTAGATAATAACATACCCGACACAATAACATCAAAAGAAAATAAACAATTGATTGCTAATGGTTTACTACCCGGTACTATACCTGCAAAACTCGAACAAGTACGCTGTGCAGACGGTGCCATACTTGCTCCTACTCCGGTTGGTTATTATAATTCGGGTACTAACTTGTATATCGTCACTAACCCTGGACTACAACCGGTTATTAATGACGATGGAGATTCTGTATTACCTCCACAAGATCCAGACACTGTGGATCCCAACTTCCCTGAATTCCCTCCAATTATCCCTGGGGATCCAGGCCCAGGTACCCCGATTGATACAGGTGAACCAAACTTCCCGGGAAGTTTTGGTGGAGGAGGTTTTGGAGATATAATTCCTCCGGAATTAAACCCACCCTTCTTCTCAAATAATGTATTATCATCAGTATACTCAATTAATGAAGCAATCGATGATGTCATTAGATGCAATTGCGATTGCTGGGACGATTTGTAATCACTAATAACTTGTTCAAACAAGTGAAAGGATAGTAATGAAAGAAAATTTTTTAAAATTTGGTAAATTAGCTACCACTATGTTGGTACTAATTTACGGGTTGTTTTTATCTGGTTCAATAACACAGATGAACAAACCAGAACCTGTTGTACAAGCACATGCTGATATTAAAAAAATAGTAGACCCTAAACAAGTTGCTTGTATGGCTAAAAATATTTTTTATGAAGCAGGTGGAGAATCTGTATTAGGTCAAGCCGCTGTAGCTAGAGTTGTAATGAATAGAGTTCAGCATGGATTTGGAAAGAATCCATGTGAAGTGGTTTATCAAACTACACACCTTGACAAAATAAACACTGATGGCTTAGCAGAGCGAGTTAAGCTTTGTCAGTTTAGCTGGGTATGTGAAGGCAAATCAGAACCCAATAAAAATAGTCAACGATATATACAAGCACAACAAGTAGCATACGAAGTTATGGTTAACGATGGCTACAATGACGTTGTTCCAAAGTCAACATTATTTTTTCATAATATACATGTAGACCCTATGTGGCCTTATAAACAAGTAAAGAGGATAGGAAATCATATATTTTATTCTAAGCATAAAAAATCTAAATCTGATGTATGAGCGAAGATAAACCAAATTCAGCAAATGGAGTTAGTAGTTATGATTCCACTAGTTCTGGATCACTGATTCATTTCTTTAATCGCAATGTAACACCATACGCTACTGAATCTAGTGGACCTAAATTTGATTTAGTCCCTGTAGAGAAGCATAAAGACATTATGCTTAATGTTGCAAGACTACATGCCAAGCAAGAATATGATAGAATCATGGAACTAGTTAACGTACTACAGAAACAAGCAGAACAGATTAAACATCGTTTAGACTTGACTGATATGGTTCATGCCGCTAAGTATGATTTTCAGTTAGCAAATGGTAGTATATATTGGTTATTGTATGACCATAGAAAACAGTTTACTAGGTTGAGCATTAATGGACCCAATGATTGGTCTAGTAGTTCTCCCACTGAATATGAATATTTGTGTAAAGTTAAATGGTTAGGAGATCACACATGGATAGAGGTAGAAGATGATAAGTAAAAGTCCAGAACGACATACTTTTCAAGCAGAGGCGTATGTTGAACGTTGTAAAGAAGAGGGTAAAGAGCCTAGTGAAGATTATTTAAATCTTTATAAATCTTATCGTCAGCAAGATGAAGATAATATTGCAAATCCTGAATGGCAAAAAGATAACATGGAGTACGACTTACGCAGTACTCAATGGATTATTGACAAAGTAAAAGCAAGTGATGTGTATGCACAAAACTTATATGCCGCAATGTGTAATAATGACTTCACTAAAAACGATGTTATCCCCATACTAACTGAGAAACGATGGCACTGTAGTTGGAGAAGTGCAGGTGGCATCATTGCTGATATGCAAGAAAAGGGTGATTACATTGATTGGTACTGTAGCGGCATCAGAGATGTTAAGATACTAGATGATGATGAATTCCAAGCACTAACTAAAGAACAGCAAGAATACTATATACAAGGTAAAAAGTTTGTGTCAGAAAGTTGTGTAACTGATGAGATACGAGAAGATTTATTGAAATTAGGTTGGATAGTAATAGATGAAGAACCTGAAGCATACTAAATACAATACAGGAGACTAACACATGGCTTATAGCGCACAAGTAGTTGACCACTATGAAAACCCACGAAACGTCGGCAGTTTTGCAAAAGACGATGAAGACGTTGGTACAGGTATGGTTGGAGCACCCGCATGCGGTGACGTAATGAAATTACAAATTAAAGTAGATAAACTAACAGGGTTAATAACAGATGCCAAATTTAAAACATATGGGTGCGGGTCGGCAATTGCTTCTTCAAGTCTTGTCACAGAGTGGGTCAAGGGTAAAACATTGGATGAAGCATCAACAATTAAAAACAGCACAATCGCAGAAGAACTCAGCCTCCCCCCAGTTAAAATCCACTGTAGCATCCTCGCAGAAGACGCCATCAAAGCCGCAGTAGAAGATTATCGCAAAAAAATGGTAACATGAAGTCAGATGAAATCATACCAATTACTTACATAGGCGGTACCGGTGGAAATTTTTTGTGTCATTTTATTGTTAGTGCAAAACGTAATAATAAAGACAATATTAAACTAAGTGAGCATGGAAATGCTCACTTGTTCAGTGCTAAAGATATTATAGGTCCTGTACAGGGATTACTAACACCTGATTTAGATAAAATTAAATATATTTTTTCTCAATTGCCACTTAGCGGTTTAGAAAAACCCTATTATACTGCGGCACACTTAGCCAACATAAGCACTATTAATTCATATTTTGTCAGAAGTATACGAATTACATATGACATAGATGATATACTAAATATAGCAAAGGTATTTTATGGAAAATTCATTATAGATTGTGAACGACATAAAAAATCAATTAAAAACATATCAGCAGAACATTATCATTGGTTAGAAGAATTTTCTTTTAAAGAAAATATGACTAATATATTGTTTATTTCTTGGAAAGAATTACTATATGGAAATGTTATTGATTTGATTTCTAAGATAAGTATATTTACTAATATTGATAAAGATAGATTTTTAGCAGAGTCTTTAACACATTGGAGAAATAAAACTCAAATGTGTATTGAGAAGTTTACTAATATACAATAGATAGCTTATTAATACCGAAGAGGTACCAATGTCAAATGATACAGCAAAATTTTTAAATAGTCGTCGCCGTCACAAAAACGATGTAGCAATCGCACGACAAGTTCAAATTGCCAAAACACATGGTCTTACAAACAAAGACAAAGCAATTAAAGAACCGCATCGTTTAGCTAAACACCATGTTATGGATTGCGGTAATCCTAATTGCTACTTATGCGGTAATCCTCGCAAAACTCACAAAGACAAACTGACAGCACAAGAGAAACGTTTGTTTCAAGATACTGAAAAAGTAACCGATAAACACAGTAACGGTCTTCATCCTAAAGAAGATTGATTCACCCTTTTTCTTGTATAAATATTATTGAGTATGATATACTCAAACAGACTATTACACACAAGGAGATAATATGAAAACAGTTGGAAATAAATTAGATAAATTTGCAGTAACAGGAGTCCGTCCAGGACAACCAGAAGACGCTTTCTATACGATTACAGATGAATCGTTTGAAGGAAAGTGGAAAGTAATCGTTTACTACCCCAAGGACTTTACATTCGTTTGCCCCACAGAAATTGTAGCTTACGACAAGTTGGCACAAGATTTTGCCGACCGTGATGCAGTGTTGCTAACAGGTTCAACAGACAACGAGTTCTGCAAAGTGGCATGGCAAAAAGCACATCCAGACCTACAAAAGATTACACATCATCAGTTTGCTGATACACAACGCTGGGATCCAGACACTGGAAATCTCAGCTTAATTGAACAACTTGGTGTATTTTATGCACCAGCTGGTGCGGCACTACGTGCTACCTTCATTGTTGACCCTAATAATGTTATTCAACACGTTACGGTTAACAACTTAGATGTTGGTCGTAATCCAGATGAAACATTACGTGTATTAGACGCATTGCAAACTGGTGAACTATGCCCTTGCAATCGTGCTATTGGTGGAGAAACACTATAATGCAACCAATCACCTTAAATGGTGATTGGGTACAATCTGTAAAAGATAGTATACCCGATCATTCTAAAGATATCAAGTTAAACATTGATGCGGTTATTAATCGTAGTGGACTAGATCCAGTTGATACACACGCAATCGCTTATGTGTCAGCATTAGCCGCAGGCAATGGTGGGCTAGCATTTGAGATTGAACACAACAGTCCTTTGTTCACTAATGAAGCAGAACGTGAGGCTGCAAAGACTGCGGCTTCATTGATGGGTCAAAACAATATTTGGTATCCATTTACTGAGATGGCCAATGATGAATCTATGAAGGGTTTACCTGCAGGATTGCGTATGAATGCATATGCTACTCATGGTGGTGTATCTAAGAAAAAATTCGAAATGTATTCATTAGCCGCAAGTATTGTTGGTAAATGTCATTTCTGCGTTAAGGCACATTATGATACACTAAAGAAAGAAGGCATGACTACGCAAGAGTTAATGTCAGTTGGACGTATTGCCGCAGTTATCAATGCTATTGGTAAAGTTTCGCTATAAATAATGGATGACTAATATATTTGAAATTGCTACTGAATTTGTTGATTATGATAATAGAAAATTTCGTATGGTGCATAATAAAACATCTAGTGAAGTTTTACAAAATAAATTCGAAGTACAATTACCTATAGAGCTTATTAAAGATAAGACAATATTAGACTTAGGGAGTTGTCTTGGCGCTGCCGGACATTACTCCCTAACCCATGGATGTAAACATTATACTGGAGTAGAAGTACAACCCTATTACTTTGATACTAGTAATTTAATATTATCTAAGTATTGGGCTAAGGACAAATTTGAAATCATACAGCAGGATGTTGAGAAATTTTTAGATAATTGCATCGAACAAAATATTCAATATGATTATGTTTTAGCCGCTGGTATAATATACGGATTCTTGGACATTGTATCAATTATTAAAAAGATATCAAAAGTTACAAGAAATCAAGTCTTAATAGAGACAATGAATTTACCAACCGAATATGATTCTAATCACGGGTTTGTTTTAATAACTCGAACTGAGAGTATGGTTAAAGGTGATGATTCTGAAAATAGCGATTTTTATACTGGACCTTCTTCAAGGATATCACTATCTGCGTTAGATATATTAATGTCTACATTTGCCTTTAATAGAACCGAAGAAATTATTCTTCCAAAAAAATCCCTGACTTCTAATGATTCATATCATAATATTGCTGAATTTTCAATTACTAAAACGTCAGGACCACTACGATACATTGTACGCTATAATAGAATAGGTACGATAGTAAAACCACTTAATGATATCTTATTAGAAGATAGTACAAAGAAGAATGAGCCTAAGAAAAATTGGGTGTTTGATGATTCAGTAGCTAAACGATTTCAACAAGAAGCAGAGGCACATATACCTTCTTATCACAATGTTATTGATATGTGTGTTAAATTTGCCAATAAGAATTTAAAAAAAGATGCTAGAATAATTGATGTTGGTAGTGCATTGGGATACACAATGAAACGATTTATTGATGAAGGTTATACTAATATAATCGGAGTAGATAATAGTCGTGCAATGATTGACAACAGTATTTTTCCTGAGTTAGTTATTGAAAGTGATTCTTTCCCTAAAAATATTTATGATTTTGTTTTAGCTAATTGGACTATGCATTTTATTCAGGATAAATATTCCTATCTGACTGATATCTATAACTCATTATCAAATGACGGTTATTTAATACTTACTGATAAGCTACAACAATCTGAAATTGTTAAGCGTGAGTATTATGATTTTAAAAGAAAAAACGGGGTACCCGAAGAATATATTCAGCAGAAAGAAAAAGATTTAATTGGTATAATGCATAGTGTTACCTTAGGCTGGTATACTAATAAATTACATATGGTGGGATTTAAAACAGTAGAAGTGATACATGCTGATTTAGGTTTTGTTACGTTTCTTTGTAAGAAAGAGTAAAGTTATTTCATACTATCCCAATCAAAATCAAATGATGGGTCTAGTTTTTCATACATGATCCATTGCTTTGTATATTGAATAGTAACGGGGAACTCCAGCGCATTTACTCCGTTAAAAAACATATGGTGTGATTGTCTAGGAGTTCTTTTTTCTCCTAAACGTAGGCGTTTCCAAATTTTAGTCAAGTTCTTATTATAATCATTGAAGCAAATGGCAATTGCTTTAAAGTTATTTTCAATGGCCCATGATTTCTCTGCAGGCAATAATATTTCTCTAGCAATAGAAAGATGTCTGTAGTTTTTTGCTACCCATGTTCTAGTTCCGGCAATCGCTAAATCCTTGCAGAACGCACTAGTATAAACCCCACTACACCCTACTATTTGATCTCCGTCAAATGCTACATGATATTCTCCGCCTGTAGTAAATCTATTGGTACGTTCTAATAAGTACGGTAGAGTATTGTTTTTATTTTTCCAGTCATTATCCCACATGTTTTCATGTGCAGGCTGTGTTGTTTCTTTTCGAGCCTCTTTTAAAAATTCAAAGAAGATATCACGTTGAGGCAGTGTCATATCGGAATAAGCTAAAATAGTATAGGACATCCCGTATTTATAAATACGTTATGCAATATTACAAAAAGATAGAAATAGATTTTTATGATGATATCGTCAGTGATGCAGTTGACTATCTAAAAATACATAAGCCTGAAATCTATTATAGGTTAACTAATACAACGTATCATCCATTAGATGTTACTGCGTTTAAAAAATACTGTCCTAAATTAGATGCCGGGTTTGCTAAATATGGATTGACTTGCAATTGGGCTGTGGCATACGTTATGACACAAAATAGTCACAGTCCGATACATGTCGATGGGTACCCCAGTCTGCAAGAATAAATTTATCACTTACTTTTTGGTAGTTTAGATGCTAACGACTTCCAATAACTTCTTTCAGTATCGTACCATTCTTGTGAATTATTTAAAGGAATGTTAACGACTGTTAGATTGTCTTTAATATAGCTTTCTCTAACCTTTTCGTTGATAGAAGCTCTAGATAGAATGTCATGGATTTCTTTTGCTTTAGCATTTGGCATTTCTCTAGATGAAAAAATAGCATAATTAGCAACTAGTTTATCTACACCAGCGATACCCTGTTTAGTTAGTGACAGACCTTTAAAATCATCTAAATCCTTAGTGCCGGTGTATCCGATTACAGTCACTTCTTTTGCATCAATCATGGGTTTTGCATCGATAAAAAATGTTACTGCCGCATCTACATGCCCGCCAGCCGCCGCAACAGTTGCATCAACCATACCCTTATAATTTATGAGATTTAAATTAGGATTTTTTTCTTTTAGTATATTAGCTAGCATATCAGAAATACTACCAATACCACTGATACCTATACTAGGTTTTTCTTCCTTTAATAGTTCATTTATATTTTTATATTTCTTACTAACAATCACTAACGGAGCACCGATCGACTGTACTAATACTGGTTTGAATTTGTCTAGGTCATGCACACCTACCGTTTCTACTGCTGGTCTAATGAAAAAACTAGAACTCATGCCTACTAATGTATTGGATGGATTTTGTAATACATGATTTGCCGCAATGGAACCACCGGCACCCGCTTTGGATTCTACTATAAAATTATATTTTGATTGGCTTTTATTAGCATCTTCTGCTATATGTCGTATAGTTGATGCTTGATTTGATCCTATACTGAATCCCCATGCTATAGAAATAGTTTCTGATGCGTGTGAAAGTGAGGCTACACTTAATGTAGCGATTGCCAAAATTGTTTTAATGTTGAATGTCATTCATATCTCCTATGTAGTAATTATTTAAGAAAGTTTTTAACCCGTCAAAATTTTTTTCTCTAATCATTACGTAGTCTCCTGCATTGTTTGCTACGTAATTGATACCTTCTTGCCATACCTTATACTCTATAGTATTAGAATATTGTGATATAAACCAAGCATCCATCTCACTATTCCAGTCTTTAATAGACTTGTCGGCTTGATACCAAGAATCATTCCAAGTTGTATAGATAATGTTCCTGTACATGCGTTCATGTACTAACCTATGTTTAGTGAACAAATCAGCACGATCTACCGGAGTCCACAACGGCTTATACTGAGGGAATGCTTCTAGCCAACGCTTGATAACATGTGCCTGCTTACACATTATTGATAATGCGCTTGGATCCCAATAAAAGTATTCAACCGTAGCGTTATCATATTCAGACAGGTGTTCACTTGCGCTAGCAATGTTAGCACTCTTGTCGCTGAATAATATGTAGAATTGATTTCGTTTGATGTATGTTCTAGGTTTCTCTATGCCTAAAATTAAACAAATGCTTTTACTACGATCAAATTGATTACGCATTTCTTTGAAGTACGTATAGTTATACCTAGTCGCGCCACTTACATTTAAAGGTTCACGCTTTGATTCTACCCATGATGCGTCGGATGCTTTTCGTAATGTGTCAAATACGTTGTCACTTAAATCCAACACTGTTATTTTAGTCTTTGGACTGTTGTTTTTTATATATTGTAGTCTGTGAACCGTTTGCAAATCAAACTCTGCCCCCGCATTCCAACTTTCTTTATTACTAGTATCCAGTACTATAGCTTTGTTGGCTTTGGACATGTGGTTGACTACTATCTCATCTATCAGTAGACCCTGTCTTAGAAAAGATTCTAAGATATTGTTGCTATCACTGCCGCCGCTATAACTCAAAACTACATAATCGTATTTCTCTCGTATAGCTCTAGCTCGGCGATCATACAGTTGGTCAAGCGTTTCGATTGGTTCATTAGTCCAATCAAAAGATTTAAACTCTGCATCATTGAAGTGCCAATCTATAGGCTTTTTTGTAGAAGTAGCGTATATACATGCTTGGATCTTAGAGTCGAACTCTAATCCATTACATGAATAGTATCCCAGTTTTTTGTTCATGATTTTTTTTAAGTTTACCTAAGAAATGTCTTTTTGAGTGTACTTGTTTTAGTTCGCCGTTTGGTAATGTAAGTTTTTTATCTAATAGATTTAAGTATGATTTGTACTTATATTTCCATGCTTCTTTAACCTTCATTACTTCTGGGTTAGTTTCTACTACTATTTCACCTGGCCTAAAGTCTGCGTAAACACCATTGGGTGGTTTGTCTACTTGAAATCTAGATATGTCCCATCCAGGGTATAGTATTGGTCTAATAATATCACCCATAAGTTGATGACGTTTGTTGTATCGCCTGTTCCACTTTTCTTTGTATAAGATATCTTGATGATTTGTATTATCGTTATACCATTGTAGTGTTCTATATGCCATTTCAAATGCTAGATTGGGCATCTTGGGAGTCCAATAGAAATGTTCTGTGCCTGTACTATTTTCTATAGTAGGTGGGTTAATGGCAATAGGTCCATCCGCAAATTCTAGATACACATTATCTTGTCCGTCTGCTTCTAGCCTAGGCTTATCTACCCCACTGATACTAGCAACTTTTTTACCTTGCTCTAATAGTTTCTTTTCAATTGGATCAACAACTCGGTTTGATTGTCGTAATATATTTGACATGAAATATTGAGCATACAATCCTTGAAAGAGGTCATCGTGATAGTATGATTCATCCATACCCTCTTCTAACCAATCGATCAGTTGTATTTTAATCTCAGGGTGATTTTTAGCTAACCATTCAAGATCAGGTTTGATAGTATAATCCCACTCACTTAATTTGTTTTCAGGTTTAGTATTCCAAGCACTTGGGTTATGTAGCCCTTTGTCTATTAAGCTAAAAGGGTGCTTTACTCTAACTTGGTCTAGTTTAATACCGTTTTCTACAAAAGTTTTTAATATGTATCCACTGTCACTACCACCACTGTAATTTAAAATTAGATAGTCATATTCATCTCTCAATTGCAATGCCCGTTGACGATATAATTCTTTCAGTGACAGCTTTCCTAAACTTGATACATCTATTGCTGAGAATAGGTCGTCATGAAAATGCCAACTAACCGGCATTTTTCTTTCACTAGCATCTATGAATGCCATCATCTTACTAAAATGAACGGTCTCACCTACTTTATAGTAACTAGTATTAATCATTATTTTTTCTTTTGATTGTCTGCGGCTTTAGCTAACACAGGTAAAGTATCTTGTATTGTTTCTTTGACTGCATTTCTGAATGCGTTTGGACCCATCTCATCATTGTCTAGTGTAAGGAATGAATTGTCAAGAATAGTCTGATACTCTTTACCCTTCATGTAATTAGTAAAATGTTTTATATAAAATTCTACAATTTCTTTGTTCGTGCCCTCTGGCAATGCGACACCGTTAATACCAGTCAGACTGAATCCTTTAATAGTTTCGCTAACTGTTGGTACATTTGGTAACTTTGCTAAACGTTTGGGGCTAGTAACTGCAATTGCTTTTACTTTGTTGGCTTCAATTAGACTATACGGACTAGGCATGACAACAATCGCATAATCGGTTGATCCGGCTGCAACATCAATAGATGCTTCCGTAGGTCCTTTGTATGGTATACGGACAATGTCTTTTTCTTTACTGTATTTTGATGCTACAAGAAAGTTTTCTACTTGAGCTAATCCACCACCTGGACCATGTCCAATACTGAATCTTTCAGGTTTATTCGATCTAAAAGATGATAGCATCTTTGGAACAGTATCTGCTTCTACTGAGATTTTTCCTATCAGTATAGATGGGTTCTTTGACAGCATTGAAACTAGTTCAAACTTGTCCCATTCGTATTTACGTGCTCCGGGATAGTACAAGTCTGGTGTTACAAACATACCTGTAGCTAGTACAGACAATAATGTATGCCCATCTTTTGTAGATTCATGGACATCATTTGCTGCCAAGATTCCACCTACTCCAGTTTTGTATTCGTAGGACACTTGAAAGCCACTATCATTTAATGATTTTCCAATAGCTCTAGTCACTACATCGCTACTACTGCCCGGTGTAGTAGCCATAACTAACTTGATTGGTTTGTTCTTATCAGGTTGCCATGCGTGACTATTGGAGATAAGGGAAAGAGATAGCAACAACGTTGCTAGTATTTTGTTCATATCGGGTGCCTTTTAATAAATTGAATAATATCTGTGCTACAGATTCTATTTTATTTACCTGGTTCACAGCTTGTCCTAAAAAAACATGCCCGTCAGTTCCTGACTTTATTCCTAATCGTATGGATTTGGTGTTATTGAAGTCATCATTGTTCACCGGAGAGAAAACTAATGCGTTTTGTTGAGCCTTACCAAGTCTGACCAAATTATCTATAGTAGCATCAACTATCTTCTGTTTAGCAGTAAGACTTATGGAGCTTTCCTCACTGGCTGCGAATAATGTGCCTATAGCTACAGCAACAGCTCCTCTGTCTATATATTGTTCTACTTCAGCACCAGTACCAATACCGCCGGACACTATGATTTTAATTAGAGGATACAACTGTTTGATGGTTTCAAATGTCTCTAGTAATGACATGTTTTTGTTACCACGCCCGGCGCCTTCTCCACCTTTAAGCATTATTACCTCAAACCCATCTAATATTTCGGTATGATAAAGTACTTTAATAATAGGAGTTATATTTGATTTTTTGCATATTTTTTGTATCTCGGGCCAAGAGTCTTGATCCACACCCTCAATCAATTCTACAAATTTTATATTATATTTGGTAAGTATGTCTAACGTCTGTGTGTTCTTCATGTCTTTACCATCCAGACTTGGAATGACACTACTATTGCTAGCCCTAACAACATATTCTTTTAAGCCTGCTTCAAACAATTCATTGTTCAATGCCCCGTGTCTGTAGTAAATAAAACCACAGAGTGTGGGAGTCATGCCTGCGTTACTACATGCAACTGCTAAGTTGACATCACTGACCGGGTTCATACCTGCTAATACTATTGGGCAAGTGCTAGAAAACATCAATTCAACCTTAGGTTATGTTTTATGATAAACTGTTTAGTTTTTGTATTGTTAGCTATGGCAGTGTCTATTGCTTTTTTATTAGTACCAGGCATAGGGAAAAGACCTAATAATGCTATATTATCTGAGATAGATGCACTGGCAAACACTACATTTATGTCGCCTATAATTTTTTGACGAATCGCATTGTTTAAATTCTTACTAACAACAATACCTAGTAGGCTTTGTACTGGAAAGTCTTCTTTGTAATAAGTCTTCCATGTTAGTACGTTTGATAATATAGTATGACTAGATAATAACACAGACAGCCTAGGATCATTAATATGCCCTGCAACTAATGGATAATTAGCAAACATACAGTCGATGTTTCCGGCAAGTAAATCTATAAGGCTTGTTGCGCCACCTTGAGCATATGGTATTACTTGATGTGTAGTTGGCAATTGACTCAATAGGATTTCAGTCGATATATGTTCACTGCTACCATACCCTGCTATTCCAAAATTCAATGAACCTTTATATGATACAAAATCACTGTATTTTGAAAAGTTATGCTTCTTGTTGCACACTAACAAACTTGGCATCGCCCCAACAACTGCTATCAATTCTAAATCATCTTCCGTGTATCCTGGATTGGAACTTAGCATATTGGTGACTAGAATCTGACTTAGAGTAGCAACCATAAGACTATCAGATGTTAATATTTGTCTCACTGCTATTTTACCTTGAGCGCCCGGTCTATTGATAACAACATAGTCTTTGGGTAACTTTTGTGAGATTAACCTAGTGACCTTATCACTAGGTCCACCCGAGCCGTGATGCACAGTGAATTCAATCGTACTGGCATTACATGTCATTATAGTTACTAGTAACATAATCAATGCTATTAATTTGTGCATAAACCCCTCATCTCTCCTATCTCAAAGTTATGTGAGTATAACGTAAGTCCATCTTTAACACCAGAAGCATCTGTTTTAACAAACGAGGTTGCACGATTTTCTAAGTATCGTATTCCTTCTAGCCATATGTTATGTGCGGTACTGCCTTTATGTCCATCAATAAACCAATGGTCAAATTCACTGTACCAATCACTAGTAGCTTTATCAGCTTGGTACCAAGCATCATTCCATGTTGTATATAATATATTGCGTAATAATCGTTCGTGGACAAGCCGATATTTTTCTGCTGTCAATGATTTACCAATCCATAGATGTTGTTTTTCGGGAAAAGCCTCTAACCATCTTTTAATAACATGTGCTTGCTTTGTTAGTAACCTACAGGCATCAGGACTCCAATAAAAATACTCTACAGCCGAGTTGGTATATTCTTGTATATGCTCAGCCACTGTTACTAAGTTAGTAGCCCGATCAGTGAATCTCATGTAAAATTTACCATTAGAATGTATAAAAGTTCTGGGTTTTTCTATACCTAAAATTAAAGCTATCTTTTTTTGTTTGTCAAATTGTTTACGTATCTCATTGAAGTGTATGTAATTAAATCTAGTTGCTCCCAAAGGATTCAAGCCCTCACGTTTGTTTAAAATCCAACTAGCATCACCTACGTTAGTAAAGCTATCAAACAGATTTTGAGTTAAGTCTAATATACTGATCTTAGTTCTAGGTATTAGATTTTCTACTTCTTTTAATCTAGGTATAGTCTGTAAGTAATGCTCACTTGCCGCGTGTTTTGGATCAATTACTTTCTTATCTACAATCGTATATTTGCTATTTCCCTGATCCATTGTGTTGACTACTATCTCGTCTATCAATAAGTTTTGTCTGATAAAACTCATTAATATATTATGGCTATCAGCACCTCCACTGTAACTTAATATTAAGTAATCGTATTTTTCTCTAAGGTCTCTGGCTCTAGCATCATATAGTTGATCTAATGTTTCGATTGGTTCGGTCTTCCAATCGTTACGTTCAAACTCTCCGTTATTGAATATCCACTGTAGTGGTTTCTTCACGGATTCCGCATATAGGCACGCATGAATTTTACTAGCAAATTCTTTACCATCACATACATAATATCCTAAATTTTTATCCATAGACTGATATTTATTAAATATAGCTATAAAGGATTTAAAATATATGTTGACCTTAGGATTAAAAAATGGGCATTTTTTTGCGGAGTATACTACAGTCAATAGACCAATTGGAAATATTAAAGAAGAATGTGATTTACGAGCCATAGACCTAGCAAAAGATAATGACAAGTTTATGTTAGGTATGAGTTCTGGTTTAGATAGTCAAATAATCTATCTTAGTTTCGTCAAGCAAAATATACCAATCGAGTGTGCGTTTTTGTATCTTCCGGGGTATAATGAGTTTGAATACAAGAATCTACGGATACTAGAAAAAGCATGGGGATTCAAAGCACATATAGTTGATATTGATCCCGATAAAGTCAAAGACGAAATTCTACACTCAAGTGCCGAGTTAAACATACATCCTAATCAAATATTACAGAGAAAATTCTTAAGTCAATTACCAGATGATTACGCATTTTTACAGGGCTGGGACGGCCCTTTGATAGTCTTTAACGACAAAAAGCCATTCTATTACGAAGGTTATAATAGCTTTGAAGTAAGTAGAAACCGTGCATTTAACTCACTAAATCGTAAGGGCAAGAACATACTTTATGATAGGACAACTGAGTGTATATTGAGTATGTTGCAAGATGACATAATGAAGGGATACGTTAAATCGGCTGAGTATTTTGAGGGCAACGGTTTAACTAAAGATGGATATCCAATATCTATAGTTGACAGATGGGACTACTATGTAAAACCTATAATGTATGCTAAGTATTGGGGTGATGATTTATTCTATTTCCCAAAGTATGCAGGACCTGAGGGGATTGATTATATTGAATCTGCTCCTAAACATAAATTTAGAGAACAATACATAACAGTTAATTATGAACAATTCATTCAAGATTTGCACAATCAGGAAACTGATATTGTCAGATATTACGACAAGCAACGCCCGTCAGGCAATTGGGTTGATTAACTTCTAAATAGAAATCAGACATACTGCGTTGATCTGTTTGTCTATATATCAACCCATTGTATTTCTTCTTCAAGTGTTCTTCAAATTCTAACACTAAATGGTCAGTGTATTCAAATCCAGTCTTTTTTATTCTCTCTATTAAATCTGGATACGTTTCATTGTAACCTAAGTATTTTGTACTTGTGACACCTGTTTTACCAATATATTGATCGGTAACTAATTTCTTAAACCAATTTAAGTATGTATATGAAACAACTACACCCGGAGTCCACTTGAACCATTCAGCAATAGCACTACGATTTGTAGCCCGTACATACTTTGAATATCCTATGTCATGCTCAAAGCATTGAACCCACCACTCACTTGGTTCGTTATAATCAACTGACGGTCTAAACCATCGACAGTCACTAGCACCTATAATAGGAATATTATCTACAAAATCCATAAACTTGAGTTGCGGAAGAGCCCTAGGTCTGTCTATTTGTGCAATCTCACTGATAGATTCTGCTTCAGATTCATAGAATTTTTCTAAATTAAAATCAATTATTTTATATGGTACACCTAATTTTTCACAAGAAACAACAGCATGGCTAACATCGTATACGTTATAATCTTTCTCATAGCGAAAGATATTAACGTCAAAATCATGTTTTAGTTCAAGATAGCTACGTAATACCAATTCGCTATCCATTCCACCTGAAAATAAGATACTGAATTTTTTACCATCAAAATGATCTATGGTACTTTTGGCATTGTTTAACAATTCTTCTTTAAAAGAAAATACTGGTTTAATACATTCAGTGAATGTAGTTTTCAATACCTGTGTAGCATCTGATTTTCTTTCAAACTTAGCGTTACCATAAGACCAGTAGTACCAATCATTTTCGCTGGTATAAATCATGTGACTTTTTTGTAAGAGTTAAACAGCAAATCCCATATTGGGAAGAATAGTCCGTAGTTTTTATTAGATTGTCTGTGATGTATTAAATGCCATCTACCACTAGTAAAGTACGGTATGTCAATGTTTTTGTTGTGTTCGATTGTTTCTTGTATGAACGCGGCCCACACATAATAAAAGACAATTATCCAGTACTGTCCTGTCAGTATACCAAAGATAATAGTAGGAATAACTTCTGTCAGCCATAAATCTAAAGTGCTGATCCAGTTGTCATTAAAGAGAAAAAGATTGTTCCAATGCCACTTAGTGGGAGGGTTAGCATTGATATGTCTATGGTGATGCCAATGGATTCGTTGTATAATAGGAGTTTTGTGTCCTATTCTATGAATCCAGTATAGTATAAAAGTCCAAAGAAAGAAATATAAAATAAACATCTAGTAATTTATAACATTATAGGGATAATGTCAAATTTTTATTAATCGTATTACCAATCCTGATATATCTACTTCCCACCATTTTTGTTGTGTACTGTAGTTCTTGGGAAATCTATGATGATTGTTATGCCAACCCTCGCCCCAGCTGGGCAATGCCCAAATCCAGTTGTTGCAACTATGGTCGGATAAGTTGTATGTTCTATATGAACCCCACCAAGATTCTTTGTGTCCTGCATAATTAACTACGTTACTCATAATAGCGGCAATGACAACTGGCATCCAGTGCAAGAATATCATAAGATACCAACCGCCTATTAGGAACAATATTAAGCTATAGCAAACTAACAACAGATTATAATATCGGTGTAAGAACTTATGATAAGGATCACTTGCAACGTGACGCATTCTCCAAAGCACTTTGTGGTCTATTGGGTACTTAAGCAAAAATACTTTCCACCCTGTTATCCAAGGGCTATGCGGATCACCTTCTCTATCACTCTTTAAATGATGCTTAATATGTATCGCTGTCCATACTACCGAGCTTCCTGTATTTGCCATACAACCTAAAAATGTTCCTATCTTAGTTATCAAGTCATGTGTTTGATAGCTTTTATGCGTTAAATTTCGATGAAAAGTAACAACGATTCCTAGACAGACATATAGGAAATAACCAAATATACTCAAGCCCACTGTTTCAATATTGACACCGTATGTGTAGTATCCAAAAATACTACCTAACAGTGCTACTATTAAAAACAACTGAGTTGTAAGAGTGTTACTAACCAATAAATTTTTCATGTAATTATTTAGCATCTTATGCTCTCCCAATTTGGTTCATATGTTTCGTCTATTTTATGATAGATCGCCCACTGCTTTGTATAGTTTATCAAGACTGGAAAATCAACATGATATTGACCATTGTAAAACATACTGTCTGGATTTCTTTTCTTTTCGATTCCAAAGCCAGATCGCTTGAAATAAGGCAATAGTCTTTTGTTATAGTCATTGAATGTTAGGGCTATTGTTTTTAAATTCTTATCTTTAGCCCACTTTAACTGCACGGGTAATATATATCTTCCAATTACAAACTTACCTCTTAGGTCTTTATCTAACCAAGTTCTTACACCACCAAGTGCTACGTTCTTATCAAAGTCACTTATATTGACACCGGACAATGCACAAATGTTATTTTGCTCATCAAGTAGAACAAACATGTCACCGTTCTCATTCTTGAATCTGTCACTACAATATATCAAGTACGGAAACACCGCATCGTTGTTTTTCCAATCATCGTCATACATATTTTTATGACTTGGTTCGGTCTTTTCTTCATACGCATTCTTGCAATATTCTAAGATTTGATCTTGATTAATTAAATGAAAATCGTTTTGAAATAAGCTAACTACCTTAAACATTTTTTTTACCTACTAGTTTAATGATATATGTGACAGGATCAAACTCAAACCAACGTATTTTTGTAGTGCTTTTTTCCGCATGTGCATGATGATTATTGTGCCAAGCATCTCCTAAAATAAAGGGCCATAGAAAAAAGTTGTTTGTACTGTTGTCTCTTGTTGAAAAGTTTCGATAACCGTACGTGTGTGCAAAGTAATTAAAACAGTTCTGACTAAACTGTACTAACAGTACAGGAACTACCCAAGTAAAATACACTAAACTTAGGTCTATCAGTCCTAAGATTAGTAACCAGCTTATTATGATGAGCAAATAATATTTGTTTATCAATATTTGTTCAGGCTTCATGAGGTCTTTGATTAAAAACAGTTTTGGTTTCTCGTCTGTTTTGCTTGGAGTAAATCCAAGCAGTCTAAATCCTATGTTACCCGGGCCATGTGGGTCTTTATCAGTATCGCTGTATGCGTGATGCTGTCTATGCACATATACCCATCCTAAGGGACTTCCTCTACCCGTCAGTATTGCAATAAACGTGAACAACCAATGCATTACTTTATTTAATTCAAAACTTTTATGTGTATAATAGCGGTGCATTGTCATGCTAAGACCCAATATACTATAAATATAAAAACTAACTATCATCAGAACTATGTTTGTCATAGTAAATTGAAAGTAAAATAACCCTAATAGGGTGCACAAAATAGTAAAGATTTGAATTTTGTTTAGTGTTTGTTCGCTAGAAGAAAAGAAGTTCATTTTGTATTTATCCTATACTAACAACTTTACATAAATAGTACATGAACGACACTAATTTCATAGACTTAAATTACAGCCCTGATAGTGATTTATTAGTAGAATTATATGAATTGGCTAAAGCTGACCAGTTTTATATCAGTCCTAGCAACGTATATAGAACTGATATCATGGGCCCACTACGTGATAAATTGCAAAATATAGTCAACGCTGAAATTGCTGATTGTGGAATACTTAGGTCTGAACCAAATTCAGTATACCCGTATCACGTTGACGAGTTTCGTGTTTGTGCAATAAACATGCTTATGGTAGAGCCAAGTGATTATCACGTGACTAGGACTATGGTTGGTATAAAACCAGAACGTGTAAATTACAGACAAAACTATTTCATGATGCTAAATGTCATGAAACTTCACATGACAATGAATAAACATCCCACAGAGTATCGATATGTGTTATCTCTTGGATTTAAAGAAAATTCATACGAAAACATGCTTCAAATGAACAGAAAAGGATTACTCATCAAATGATGCCTTATTTCTTAAAGATCAATGTACCAAACTACGAATCGATGCGTATACAATTAGAATCAGCGACAGCTCAATTTGTCACTGAAAAACTTAGGTATAAAGATGTTTCACATGCTTGGTTAAAAGACAATGTCCCTCTATTGTATGATTTCTTGGAAGCTAGAAAAAAACAAGAGATACGCTTGCATAGAATTTATATTAGTGCTCCTAACAGTGAGTTGTTGCCACATGTCGACGGATCTATTAAATTTAAATCACCTCTAGGTTTGAATTTTCCAATATCGGGGTTTGAGGGCATAGCAATGGATTGGTACAGTTGCCCCTCTGATAACTTTAAAGACGGGCCCTACGGGTTTAACGGATTACCGGCTTGTAGAATAGTTGACTTTTCTATATTAAAGCATGAAGCAACTACCGTAGTAGATTGTCCTACATTTGTACGTCAAGATGTGCCACACGGGGTAAAGAACAATCAACCGCAGGCTAGAGTTGTACTAAGTACGAGGTTTTATCAAGATTATACTTTTGGGAGAGAATTTCATGAAGTTTTGAAATTTTCTGATTTATTATGATAAATACATTCTAATGAGGAATTTAAAATGGCACAGTTTACTACAGTAAGACAATATTTTAGAAGGTATTCAGATACCCCATGGTATATAGAGTCACCTGAGTATAGAACATACGTTAATGAAACATATCATCAGACAGGTAAAATCATTAGTTCTGACAGCGAACTTGATGAAGACCAGTTGATACTTACTAAGGTTGTAGTTTGGGATAGTGAAGAATCTAGGAATGAATTTGTCAATGATCCTAATATTAAGTCCGAATTTATCCCTAGAAAAGAATACCATGACATGCATGGTATCGTATTTCGTATGGTTATTCCACCAAATCCTGAAGTTTAACCAACGGGTTATACTTGTTTAACCGTAAGTCCCCGGGGCACGGGCAGAATTTTCGTGTACAGTCAATGTACTCATCTAACAACGTAAAATTCTCTAGTCGCCCCAAATTTTGTATTTTACATATCCCAGCCCAAACATTACCATCGTAGTTCACGTTTATACCTGAGTTACCAGCTGAACACTTCCATTGGTAGAAATGATTCAATCTAGACATTGTTAGTTCTGCAATGTTAGTGACAGGTCTAGAGGTACCGTCTTCAAACGTCATTATTGCTCTATCATTAGCACTGGGTAACATTCCTCGACCCTTTCTGAACACATCATATCTTGCCTGCACATTATTCATAAATGCTTCTTGGTCTTGGTTGTACTCATATCGGTCTCTATCAGATGTACCTAAGTAATTTAGCACTTTTGGTTGTGCCATTGGTTTAAGATCGTCATCTAATAAATTATACAAATTGACGGTTTGATCCCAGTGTTTGGTATCACAACTTAAGTTAAAGTTTACTTCTACGTTTTGTTGAAGCAAATAATGACTCAATTCATTTATCTTTTCTATCTTAGTAAACTCGGGATGCAGCGATATTGTAACAAGTTGAGGGAGCACTGTCAGCTTACTCCACCATTCATAATGTCTAGCCCCATTTGTGTTCACACCAATGAAACCATATGGCGCTAATTTTTCAATTATAGTAGAAAACATGGGATGCACAGTTGGCTCACCGCCTGATATTATCATGTACAGTTTTCTTCCCCTTAAGTGTTTAGATATCAAGTTAACTAGAAAGATATTTATTTGATCGTCACTAGGGAATCCAGGTTTAGTGCCATTGGCATATAATCCACCGTGTAGGGTACTAGGGCAATAGTTGCATTTAAAATTACAGAAATCGGTTAGAGTCCAGTAGATGTATAGTGTGTCTATTGGTTTTTTAATTTCTATGATCTTGTTCATATAGATTCTAATTTGATAAAGTATTTTTTTGCAACACTGTTTTTGTTTTTGTTCATCGAAGGACTGATATTTTTATCCTCTAAAAATACAGTACATTTCAAAGAGAAATCTTTACAGATTTCGTCTATTAATTCACTGTTCCATATGCCGTGTTCCCAGCTAAAGGACCTAACGTAAATTCGATATGTATCATTAGCAAGACTTTTGATTTTCTTTAATTGATTATACAGTATAGGTTTGCTTACTGGATTTAAACTACCCAAACAAAAGAAAGCATCAAACTTTTGCACAGTATTGAAATCTTCTATTTTAGTGATAACATCAGCTAAAGAGTCTTGGTACATGATAGGATCTATTCCTACTAAGTTCTTGATTAGATTCTTGAATGGATTAATTCCGCAGCCTACATCTAGTACCCATTCGTTGTCCGATATTTCTTTAGAAAGTTCAATTCCTGTATATTGATAGTTCAAGGTAGTAAATCTAGATACGGCCCAATCACTCGGTGAAAACCATGCAAAATCAGTGGCTGGTAGTATTGAATAAGTATTCATAGTCCAAAGTTGCGCTTGTAATTACTTATGTAATCTTGTCTTATTTTTTCGATGTTAGGGATGACAATACGATTTCGCCAAAAAGCGAACTCTTTCCTGTTCATGTTCAACAGGTCATCGAATGTTACTTTGCTTACATTAGTTTTTTGTAATTGGTTCCATAAACCAAACAGTGTGAAACCACCGTGAGCAAATTTAAAAGATTTTCTGGCCAGGGTGTCTAATTCTAGTCTCATGTTATCTGCCTGATATGAATTTGTGATTTCACTTTTATTATTATGCCAATCGTGCTTACCATCTTTCCAATAGTAACCATATTTAGTCGCATTCTTTGTAAACTCACTCATTTGAGACTTATTACGTGACGTATCTGGATTTTCAATTCGTAAGAAATTTACTCTAACCAGATCAATATCTTTTGTTTGATCTTTTATCCACTGCTTTGTTTCTTCATATGATTCTAATGTTTCATATGGTAACCCGGTTATTAGCGCAACTTCTATTTTTACTTGAGAGCCCCAATGTATCTTTTTCAAATCATCTAATAACATTTTAGATTTTTCACCGGTCAATCCTTTACCCACAGACCTAGCAGCCTCGTTATGAAAACTTTCAACACCAAACATAGCCCCAACTAAGCCCATTTCTTTTAATAATTGTATTTGTTCTCTATTGTGGTATAACAAGTCGAGTCGCAAATAAGTTGAAAACTTTATCTTAAAGGGCAATGATGTAAACACAGCATGTAACATTCGCAACTTTTCAGTGGAATCGTTAAAGGTGTCATCACTGATGATATAGTATTGTATTTTGTAGTGGTTATAGTTTCTTATCAATTCTGTACGCAATACCTCGGGATCTTTTATGTAATCTAGTTTCTTTTTTCCGTTTAATCTAAACGTACAAAAACTGCATTTAAAGATACATCCTCTAGCAACCTCTAATACTACAGCCTCTCCCGGGACAATATAATCTTCGGGCGCATAAATTATTTGTGATTTTGAGAAGTCAAAATCATAGTCGCTCGGGACATATACGGGTATACCCTTTTTAGATATTTTGGTAGGTACTGGAATCTCATGATTATGATACAGTGCGTTGGTATACTTGCATACAAAATATTCAGGAAATCCATCAAATATTGCATCTACTTCTTTCAAAGAAATGTCTTCAATTGTCTCGGTCATTGAAAAAGGACTTGCTCCGCCTAATATAAACTTTACTTTTAAATTGATAAGTTTTGCATAATCTATTATTATATTGGCTTTTTTTAGTATACTAATTTGGTCAGCAGCGGAACCCCATAAAAAAAAGGTAGAACTGAATCCAATTATTAGCGTTTTGTCTCCTACTAGATTATCTAGTAATTGTATTAATTCAGTATATTTAAAAAATTGAAAAAAATGAACGACTTGGCATGTGAAACCTTGCTGCCTCAACTCAGTTGACATACGGTGTATTCCGTATACCTTCTGTAGACTATTAGATTCAGGACTAGTACTAAATAATATTACTTGGAAATTTTCTTTTTGTATCATAATTTTAGTTCAGGGCAGTGTCGTTTCAATAAATCATGTACATCAGTGAGTGTTACTCTCCAATTAGTACTTCTTCTTTCATCCAGTATATCCATTACACGTACAAATTCGTGTAATTTGCTAATGTCAAATTCATCCAAATATTTAGTTAAAAGATTAATCATAGCCTTGAACCATTTGTGATCTGCGTCATCCTCACCTGCGCATTTATACTTTTCTATTATTTCTAGTTTAGCAGATTTGGGTAAGTGGCGCAAATCTAACCAACTTGGCCCTTCTAAGAACCGATACTCAGTCGGGACATTCAATGTCTTAGCAAACTTATTAACTCGCATCATGCTATAGATGCTTCCTATACCCACACATGTGCTTATGTAGTGAATTTCAATACCACTTTTTTGCAGGGTCTTGATATTTTCAGTAAAGTTATTAAATTTCCCAGGGAATCTTATAAGTTCATATTGCTCCCCTACATCATCAATACTAACACACATTAAAATTTTTTTAAATTTCTTTAGCTTTGCTATTAGTTTGGGGTTAATGACTGACAAATTAGTATCAAACCGTAACTGCACATCCGTAGCAAAATTATTATCAATTAGATAGTCAAGCATTTCATGCATTGCCGGAACTAAGAAGGGTTCGCCTCCCGTGAAATATATATATTTCAATCTAGGAGCAATTTCTTTGACTCGATTCCACCATATCTCTGTTTCGTACCATTTAGGTATATCCATAGTCACCCGACCATGTTCATCTCTTTCAAGATTATATGTTTTGAATTTGCCAAATTTGTAAATTTGTTGCCCGCCGTAATAATTTATGTCCAACCAATCATCATACCAAAGATTACTATGCTGTGGGCTGCACATGATACACTTCATGTTACATAAATTACCAAACCTAAGGTGAAGATTTACTACTTTGCTAGTAGCTGTTCCATCGTCAAGGGTATATCGGTCAGCCTTATCATACGTTACATACTCGGGTATTGAAGGAGCCGTTAGTCTAATTACTCGTTGTCGCTTGCTCCTTCCAGTATCGATACTGTTGCCCCATTCTAACAAGCCCTTAGTACTGTCTTCACTGTCATAGCAATTTCTACATCTTTTGGGTTTGATATTTTCTTTTAACTCAAGCCTATGTTTCTTGTGAGTTACACTGTTGATCGCCTCTTCAAACGAATGGGTTAGCACGTTCATCACATCGTTGTTTTCATCCACTGCCATTCCAAAATCTGAATCGTAGTTAGCAAGGCAACAAATTTTATAGTCACCACCTGCTCCGATTTCAATCTGCGACCATAGCTCAGGACAAAAACTTTCATTATTAAACATTCATTACCTCACGTATATGAGTATTTATTGATTGTTCAACGTATGGTACAAAATATCAAACTAAATTGTTGACAACAATTCGAAAGGCATATATACTACACACTTGCATCGAGAAATCGTTGCATTGAAGTTTGGGCAAGATGATAGAAAAAGTTGTTGACAACTATTCCAATCTCTGCTATACTTCAGTCATGAATTGAGAAATCGATTCAGGAAATAATTTTTGAATTTTGGGCAGATAGATGAAAAAAAGTGTTGACACTATTTCGTTTCTCTGCTATAATTCATACATGAATTGAGAAAAGGCACATAAAAACGCCTTAAAAAGACAATTTTTTTAACCAGGACTAAATAACTTTACTATGAAAAACATTTGCATTCAATCGCTAAAACATACGGGTCAGTGGCAGATAGCCTCTTTGACACCAGTGTTAGCCTCTGAGGGTAACGTGTCTACACCGAGTATTCGCGGGTCACTATTTAATTATGATGCGAGAATTCCGGGGAGTCTCATAGAAGGAGAAAGATACACTTAAAGTATCTACTCTAACAAGATTATGAAACCCCTGGGAAACTAAAAAGTCTCAGGGGTTTTTGTTTGTGTTGTGAAAAAACAACAAAAGGAAATTTGACAATAAATGGATAAACAGATAGAATTCAAAACTTCTGAAGCAAAGCGTGATTGGTTTAGCGATCACGTTCTGACAAAGGAGCAACTAGCACAGTTGATAGCTAACAAGTTACAACGTGCAAAAGTTTATCATATACTGTATAAGGTAAAATGATAAGCAACGTGAATAGGCAACGAGAGCCGGAATACAGCGTTAAATGTATCGAATGGGCGGACAGTAGGATGAAATCTGTGGCGATAACACAGAGACTAAAATCACTGGGTAGGGTATCAACCCTACCATGTCGTGTAGCAATACACGGCATTCTAAAACATACTACATGCACAATTGGGTAGACATGGTAGTCACTGAGCGAAAGTTTAGCAATGACGCTTTGGTAGTATGTTTTAGAATGCTTACTACAGATGAACAGTACATATCCCTCTGACGGATATGCTGTAGTGACAGTTTTTTATTCCGTAGAACCCGAGCATGGTGCATGGGCTTGACTGTTAATCAATGACTAGCTGGGATCGTTACCCAGATACGGAGCCAAATTTACGCCATGGTAGCAGACTGGTAATGCACCGGATTGTCTATCCGTTTTATGCGAGTTCGATTCTCGTCCATGGCGCCAAGTTTTTGTTGGGGTATAGTGTAATGGCTTATCACATCGGGCTTTGAACTCGATAATCTTGGTTCGATTCCAAGTACCCCTACCAAGTTTATCTCCGAGAGATGTTACGGTAGCATCCCTGGCCTGGAACCAGGAAGCGGCAGTTCGACTCTGCCCTCGGTGACCAAAATTTAATGGAGTGTGTTCCCTGTCGTCGGCTGTAACCCGATGGTCATGTTAAGCAGGGTGGCGACAAGAGGTTCGATTCCTTCACACTCCACCAAACAATTTAATGGGGGCAGTAGCGGGCTACGGGTGATCCTTGCAAGATTGCTGACTAGAAGGGTTCAACTCCCTCGGCTTCCACCAAACAATGCAACTTTAGCTGATGTGGTCATAGTGGCGGTGTGAAGTACCGTTGAAGTAGGTTCGATTCCTACAGGTTGCACCAGATTTAGGATGCTAACAGCAAAGTTAAAAACTTTTCTTTTGGTGAAAACAAAATGCATCCTGTTTTATTTTACTCAGTTCGTCTATCGGTAAGGACGACAGCCTTTCAAGTTGTAAAGACGGGTTCGATTCCCGTACTGAGTACCACAATTTAATGCGACCGTAACTCAGTTGGATAGAGTACCAGGCTACGAACTTGGGAGTCGGGAGTTCGAATCTCTCCGGTCGCACCAATAAACATTTGACAATAATTCAATTGTCTGATACAATACATTTTTAAAAGGAGAACGACATGAAACGTTCAGGTAAACGATAGTGTCATTCTTGACCCCCGTATGGTCAGGGATGGCACGTAAAAGAAAACTATTTACGATCCATCCCTTCGAGATGTTACGGTAGCATACCGGACTCTTAATCCGAGAAGACTCAGTTCAATTCTGAGCGGAGGGACCATATGGGGGTATAGTGTTAACGGTTTAGCACAGCGGACTTTTAATCCGCCAGGTCAGGGTTCGAATCCCTGTGCCCCTACCATATCAAAACACATTACCTATTGACAGCGGCGTACCCGTAGAGTTAATAGGCGTCTTGCAAGCTAGTGTGTTTTGATATGGTAGTTTAACTCCGTGGTTAACTCCACCAGACCGACGCCGCTTCGTGCGGGTTGAAGTAAGGAGCTACCATATATGAACACATTCACAGATCCGCCCGAGTAGTAAGGGAGACAGCGACTAACCGTTGAAGGACTGTTTAAGAGTGTGTTCCTATATGGTATCAATAAATACTTGATGGAAATTCAATCTATACAACGAATATCAGACTATGTGCGTAATGACATTGTAGTCCGTCAATATTCTCAAATATTAGATCCAAAGACTCTCAAGACCTACTATGAATGTGTGACATACACATATCAAGGTACACTTGACTCTTACAATGATAAGGGTCAGGATGTTGATACAAAAGCATAACGGAAGATTGGCAGAGTGGCCGATTGCGTCAGTCTTGAAAACTGAAGGCTCGAAAGGGTCCGTGAGTTCGAATCTCACATCTTCCTCCAACACAATGCCCTTGTGGACAAATTGGCAAAGTCGCTTCTCTCAAAAGGAAGAGTGTTCTCGGTTCGACTCCGAGCAAGGGTACCAGTTTTAGGATGCTAACAGCAAATTTATACACTCAACTTTTAATTGAAAACGTAAAAATGCATCCTGTTTTATTATGGTGACTATAGTGTAGTGGAAGCACCCGAGTCTGTGAAACTCGTAGTACGGGGTCGGTACCCGTTAGTTACCCCAATCATGGTGATATAGCACAGCGGTAGTGCATCTCCTTCATACGGAGCAGGTCGTTAGTTCAAATCTAACTATCACCACCAAGTATGCCCGGTTAGTTAAATGGTATAACACACCCCTGATAAGGGTGAGACACAGGATCGTAACCTGTACTGGGTACCACAATTTATACCCTCTTCGCCAAGTTGGTAAGGCTCGGGATTTTGATTCCCGCATGCGGTGGTTCGAGTCCATCAGGGGGTGCCAGTTTAGGGATAGACGATAGGTTTGAGTCCCTGTCAATCTAGTCACAGTGGGGTTAACTGTGATGACACTATAGTATGATTGATGGGTGTATAAACTTGCCTATGCGAGACAATCTAACGAGGCTTATTAACACTAAGATAGTTAGGCTCCCGATCTTTATATGCTCCCATAGTTTGTAATGGTAAAATATCTCTTTGGTATGGAGAAGTCGATGGTTCGAATCCATCTAGGAGCACCAAATTTTGGATGATTATTTCAGCGGTAGAATACTTCCGTGACAAGGAAGAGGTCAGTGGTTCGACCCCACTATCATCCACCAAACATAATTGACTTGCCATTGTATCAACACTAAATATCATAATGAAAAATATTATGATTACCGATGTTACTGAGAAAAATTTTATAATTGATTTTTTTAAAAACAAACCAAATGGTAGATTTCTAGAAATAGGTGCAAATGACGGAGAACCAACTCAGGATACAGAACCCATGTGGGGATTAGTAGAAAAAGGATGGTCAGGGGTATACTGTGAACCAAATCCAATTTCATGTGCTAAATTGATATCAAACATATTACCATACAAAGATAAAATACAAGTATTTAATGGTGCAGTTTCTATGAATAATAACGAAGGTCTAGTAGATTTTTATCTTTCGTTACAAACAAGAATGTCATCAAGTTTGGATCCCACCTGGAGTAAAAAACAATATTATTACAAACCAGAACATCAACAATATCCAATGATAACCAGTATGGTTAGTTTCCAATCATTAATTGATTTTATAGGAAATGATTTTGATTGTATTAGCATTGATGTTGAAAATAATAGTGCAGTGGTATCAGATTTATTAATGTCAATAGATTGGGGTCAGTTTAAAAATTGTAAAGTGTTGTGTTTAGAAGCTGCCACTTCGAAAGTAATTGAATATCTCAAAACTTTCAATTACACTGAATTCATAAAAACCCCGGTGCATAATTTATTATGCATAAAGCCGACATAGCTCAGTTGGTAGAGCAGTAGACTGAAAATCTATGTGTCGCTGGTTCAACCCCAGCTGTTGGCACCAAATTTTATATTTCTTGTATTATTCAAAAATATCACACGTGATAAATACATACAGGAGACAGATATGACAACTTTTACTAAATATTCAACATTGACTTTTCAACTTACTGTAGATTTGGTTCCTGTAAGTTTTTTAGATGCACTAATGACTAAAGCAGATCAAATGGAATCAGAATCTAAAACAAATGGTTTATATACATTTGTTGATGAACATCGTACTAGACGAGTTTGGTTAGACCAAACTGCCGCAGATGAATGGGTACAGTTTGTTGCAACGGAAGCGGCCTTATATGATGTAGTAATTACTGACTATTTAATAGGTGATAACGTATAATCAAATGCATATCTAATAATAAACGGTGACTTGTTCACCGTTTTCTTTTGTCTTGACAAAAATAAACAAATCAAGTATAATACTGTACGGGTCCTTAGTTCAATGGATAGAATACGATGCTTCGAACTTCGGGATGTGGGTTCGATTCCTGCAGGACCCGCCAGACCGACATTAAATACAATCAGTGACAATAGCAGAAAAGGAGTACACAATGGCTGTTCTAGCACTAGATATCTCGGGAGTTCCAAGACAATGGATCTCATATGATGACGCAATTACCTACCAAGCAAAAGATGCCATTGCATGGTCAATGGGGGAAGTTGTGGCTAGATATCGCGGTGGTGTACAGAAAGATGGTACTGAAAGCTACCTAGAAACTTCTAGCATCATTGCTATCAAAGGTCATGGATTCAACCCATACAAACATTCATGTGTCGCACTAAGTAACAAAACATTGTTCGGTCGTGACAGACATGTATGTGCATACTGTGGAGAATACTTTGCAAACTATCATACACTAAGTCGTGACCACATTGTTCCAAAGAGCAAAGGTGGTGAAAACACTTGGATGAACGTTGTTACAGCTTGTAAAGATTGTAACAGTAAGAAGGGTCATAAGAGTTTGAAAGAAGCACGTATGGAATTGCTTTACGCACCTTACGTACCTAATCATTACGAAAATATGATTCTTCAACATAGAACTATTCTTGCTGACCAAATGGAATATTTGCTTGCAGGTGTTCCTAAGCATAGTAGAATTCTCCTAAGCTAGAAAAGATATCACGATGAGGCTTGACATAAAAGTTTTGTTGTGATATACTTCAGTTAAATAAAAGACGCCCTTATAGCTCAGTGGTAGAGCAATCGCCTTGTAAGCGATAGGTCCCGTGTTCAAGTCATGGTGGGGGCACCAAAATTATTGTCAGTTTTATTCCTCAATAGCACAGCGGTAGTTGCGTCTGACTGTTAATCAGAATGTCGGTGGTTCGATCCCATCTTGAGGAGCCAATCAAATCGTTATTGTCAAAAGTTGACAATAATTCACAAATCCTCTATAATAGAGACAAGTAAGAAATTCATCTGGCGTTCGTTCAACGGATAGGACATCATTCTTCTAAAGTGATTATAGGGGTTCGATTCCCTTACGCCGGACCAAATTAAAACACATTACTCACAGGACAGCCAAATCTGTCTGTAACTTCTAGTTGTAACCAAGCGTGAGAACTTGGGAAGTGTGATTCTCATAGTGTGTTTTAATTTGGTTCTGTTGTAGAAATACAACAAGATAAAATTTGACAATAAATGGATATGGTGTTACAATCATAGCATGAGTTGAGAAAGTCATCGCACTTCTTAACAACGATCTTTAAAAATTTATTGAATATGATGTCCTCGCATAGACAACACAAAGCACGATAATGTTGCTAAGTGATAACAGTCCGTAATCTTGTGAAAGAAAACGTAGCGAGGAGTCATATAAAAACATACTTCATGCACCATTCGAAAGATGTAAGTGGGTAGACATGGTGTTCGCTGAGTTGAAAGATTCAGAAAGATACTTTGGTAGTATGTTTTTATATGATTAATCATATAAAAACGCATATTAGTTTGAAAGTCCAGCTAAGTTGAGCGTCCCCTGTAAAACGGGGAAAGAGCTAGAATTGCAGGTTAGTATTGCTTTTATGTGTTTTTATATGATTTGTGGTCATATTGAAGTGTATACAGGCATGTCGCCTCGCTGGATCGGGGGTGTTTGTGTGTATTTCAATATGATTATGGAGCCATCGTCTATCGGTTAGGACACAAGGTTTTCATCCTTGGAAGCGGGGTTCGATTCCCCGTGGCTCTTCCAGAATCCAGTTACTACTTTCTTTAAAGTAGCGTTTGAATAGCGACAGAGTTCCGGTGGCAGAAGACCGTAAGCGCAGGGATGGAAACTACCCCAGCAGAATCTGATAGGCAGAATCTCACTGCACACAGACTTTGAATAAATGAGATGGACAGAGTAACCGCTCAATTAAGGGCTGGCATGGAACCCAGTAGCTTATACTAATTTTGGAGATGTAGGAAAATTGGTAACCCCAGTGGACTGTAAATCCGCCGCCCGAAAGGCACTACTGGTTCGACTCCAGTCATCTCCACCAAGTTTATGAGTTCGTCTAGAAACCGGTAAATTGTAGTTTAGTCTACAAGCTCATGATTAGTTTTGCACCGTTAGATCAGTTGGTTAGATCGCATGCCTGTCACGCATGAGGCCAGGGGTTCGAGTCCCCTACGGTGCGCCAAATATATGGACATGATGTGTCAATTACCTGATGCTGGTATGAAATTCCCTAATAGCATAGGGGAAAGAAGTGGGTTAGATTCCCAATATTGTCCACCAAAGTTTTGTAAGTGTCAGCAAGTGGAGTCACGCTGTTTAGGTTTCTTCGAAGGACTGAAACAGTAGAAGGTAGCGGGTTCGACCCCCGTCCGATCGGAAGATCGGAATACAGTTGGAGTATCATCTGGACAAAGCCCAAGTGACGTATCTTGACCCAGCCGGCTTAATTACATGGGAAAATGGTTGCGATATGAGGGACGTAACGGCTTACAAATTCATTGACAACAATTTGTATTTGATATATAATACAGACTGTTCTTTAAAAAGTAATTGCGACTGTGGTGAAATAGGTAGACACAAGAGACTTAAAATCTCTCGCTTAACAGCATCCCGGTTCGATTCCGGGCAGTCGCACCAAAGAATGATGCCTCTATAGCGCAATTGGTTAGCGCAGTGGACTCATAATCCATTGGTTCCTGGTTCGAGTCCAGGTGGAGGCACCATCTAAATAGGAGACGTGGCCGAGTGGCCGAAGGCAGCAGGTTGCTAACCTGTCGTATGTGGCAACACGTACCGTGAGTTCGAATCTCACCGTCTCCACCAATCAGCGATGATTTGTTTTGTTTATGATTTGATGTAAAATAGTAGGATCATCACTCATCATTCGAGCAAGCAATCCAGTAAGGTAGCCCCGTTCATATAATAACTGTTCGTGGCTATCTTTATAATTACGTTTGTGTTGACGCAAAAGTTTTTCAATAACATCAATGCAGTTTTGGAGTTCCATACTATATTTAATAAAAAAATGTATTATTTTAAGTTAAGTATATTTTTAATATCTTTCATAGTGACTCTGCTATAGTCACTTTGATGACGTACTACAATAGTCAGGCACCATCTGGGTTCTAACATATTTAAAATATTATGTGGTATACCTACTTGTACTATGTTGTACTCTGATAAAGTTTGCTCATATATTTTTTCAACCTCATTTAAATCATACGGTATAAATAATCCAGGTTTACCAGTAGCACCTTCTTTAGTGTGAGTTATGTCTTTAGTTTTGTACCAAATCATTTTGCTATCTTTACCACCATAAATATAGTTTATTTTAACATAATCTCCGCCTTCACAGTCTGTGTGGGGCTTAATGAAGCTTGGGGTAGATTTGTAAAATAACCCAAAACTAGTCAATGCTAAATTGTATTGTTTAAAAAAATCATATAACTTTAGATTTATATCTTTTGGATCAATAGGCTGATATGGTATTGTTCCATACTCAGTGATGGATTTGTTTAAAGGATAAAAATCTAAAGTTAAAGGAATACAGTAATCAGTCATACTGTATTTATAAAGAACGTTCCGGGCGTCTCCGGATACTGTGACCCACAGGATGAGAAGTACAGTGACATGTACGGGTGGTAGTCTTTAAACCCAAAGGCCGCTAGCAATGCGAGAACGGTCCCTGTCGGGAAGCGGGTGGAAGGTAGCACAATGTATGGGTTCATCCATGATGCCACTATAATTACCGCCGGGGGACGCAGAGCAATATGTGGGTATGTAGCTGAATGGTTAGGCCTCGGATTGCAAATCCGACTCATGCAGGTTCGATCCCTGTTACCCACTCCAGAATATATGCGGGGCTCGTATAGTGGTAATACCTTAGCCTTCCAAGCTAAAGCGAGGGGTTCGATTCCCCTGCCCCGCTCCAAATTTGTCCAAAAGTTGTAGACAGATAAATAACTATCTGCTATAATATCTTTTGTTCTTTAAAAATTTATAGTAAGTATTTTGCCCAGGTGACGGAATTGGTATACGTGTTGGTCTTAGAAGCCAAATTTTGAGAGTTCGAGTCTCTCCTTGGGCACCATATTAAAGCATACTGCCGAAGTTGGTTCGGTTAGACAGGGAGATCCAATTGCCCATGTCGTTAGTATGTTTTAATATGGGGGTGTAGCTCAGTTGGGAGAGCGGTTGCTTTGCAAGCAATAGGTCGCAGGTTCGATCCCTGTCTCCTCCACCAGAATATTAAAATCTAATGTAACATGTCTAAATAACATACAGGAGATTGAAATGAACATAGTAGTAATAGGGGGCGGCAAGCCCGGCAAATTTGGTAATGATTTTTGTAATCGTGCAAGAAATGAAGGACATAATGTGTATGTTATTAGTCATAAAGACTATGGCACTAATGATCCTAAACATGTTGTAGCACCGTTCAATAACGTTGTTGATTTTTTAGAAGCATTCAAAAATCTAACTAAAGATTTAGACACAATAGATATTCTATTGTACAATAGTAATGCACATTCATATCCGGGACGTCCGGACGAGTTACAGTCTACCGGTAATGTTTCACCGGAGAAGTGGATACAAGCTCTAACATTAAATGTAATCATACCTCATGCAGTTTCTTTAGAAGCACTAAAGAAAATGTCTAAAGGTAGTGGTATTGTTTTTATGACTTCCATGATGTCATATGACCTTAGTCGTAAAGATTGGACGGCTACAGTAGGATATGCAGGACTTAAGGGAGTACAGAATCATTTAATGATTGGTTTAGCAAATCATAATGATAAAGGAGCTGTTGTAACTTGTGTTTCACCTCACTTCCCTTATGATAATGCAGAAAAATACAGTATGGTTTTAAATCATACTTACAATTATATTACTTCTTTAACAGAAGAAAGTAATGGCAAAATCAGAGGTATTTGGGATAACACGCCTAAATACATGAACTAAGAGTAACGAATCACAAAGAAAGCGAGGTTAATATGCGATTTTAGATAAGGAGAACAACATGTCTAGAACGTATAAAGACCTCCCTAGCAAACTCAGATATCCTGAGGAAGCATGGGACTATCGTTACTACTTTTCAGGCGGCCGCAAGTACATTGATTACTTAGAGTATCCTGGAGTTTTAACTAAGAAGAAAAAGAATATTGATACAGAGAATCACTGGATGAGTACACCAATGTGGTGGGTTCGTGAAATGATGAATCAACCACAACGAGCAAAAGGCAATCAGTGGGAGAAAATTGTATTGAAAGTAGATATCAGTGATTTGGACATCATTGATTACCCGAGTGTGAGCCGCAAGCCCCACTTGTACTACTGGTAAATAAACCCGTCTTACTATTTTTACGTAACGAAATAGCGTCCCTGTAACGATAGAACAGGGGGTACACTAGGACCTGACCTCACAGTCCCCATTTCAGGGATACTGGAAACTGCCTAGGGTGAGGATTAACAGCCTTTCCAAAAGAAGAAAATGTTATGGACAGTGTAACAACTCAGAGATTGGGCTTATGTGGTGTAAGTAGCAGTCTCACTTTATAAGTGTGTTTCACACCCAGCTGATAAGACTGGCTCTGTCGAGTGAAAAAGAAATACATTTATAAATTACGCGGGTAGGGTGGTCACCACACCGGTCTCATAAGCCAGGTGCATCGGCAGTTCGAATCTGTCACCCGCATCCAAATAGGAAAATCGTATGCCAATGTATGAAACAACAGTTCGCACACCTCAAGGTGATACCAAAGATAAAGTCTTTGCACCTAATGTACAAGAAGCTAAGAAGCTTTTTGAACAGAAACATGGTCCTAGAAATGTTCCATACATACCGCATATGATACCAAGTTAATTCGGAGTGTGGCGCAGTCTGGTAGCGCACCTGGTTTGGGACCAGGGGGTCCAAGGTTCGAATCCTTGTACTCCGACCAAAGTTTTTAAAAGAGGAAATAGTATGACATGTAGAGGTTATGATTCAAAGGCAGTTAAAGTCCCCAAATCAGTTAAACGTGCCGCGGCATTGATTAGTGATGCTCATGTGCGCGGGGCTTTTATTCGTAGTTTTGTTGAGATTGAAAAAAGCAACTCACGTTCAGGTGGGAGTCGAGGAGACAAGAAGTGAGCAAGGGCAGTAGACCCCGTCCCTATAGTGTTAACTTAAACACATTTAATAATAACTGGGACAATATTTTTAGAAAAAATCAAGTAGATGATGACAAGCAACCTCCACCGGGAACTAGTCGTATTGAATCATCTAATATTAATATTGATGTTGATACAGAAGTTAAAGATAGTACCCAGGGTGGTTAGATAGAATTATGCATCGATAGCTCAGGGGTAGAGCGTCTCCTTTACACGGAGAGGGTCCGCGGTTCGAAACCGTGTCGATGTACCAAACATAAAGGAGTAACTATGAGCAAAAGTGAAGATGTGATTAGTCGTGCATATGGACATATTGTAAAAGAAGTTACTCCCATAATTAGTTTTGATATAATTGTATTTCGTGGTTTCAAATACTACTGGTACAAGTTAGTCAGAAAAGTTACAAGATAAGCGGGTATGATGTAATGGTAGCCTGTGACCTTGCCAAGGTTAGAGCCCGAGTTCGATTCTCGGTACCCGCTCCAAAGTTTTACAACAACAGAAAGATGTTATGACTGAAAGCAGAGCAAGATATACAAGTGAAGAAGCCGCACTCATGGTTGGGAGTCGATTTGATTTAGTTCTTATTGCCTCACAACGTGTAAGAGAATTAAAGCGTGGACATCGTTCTACACTTAATACTAAAGCAGGACCAATTGTAACTGCATTGATGGAAATCGAAGCTGGTCTAGTAGGTCGTGAATATCTAAAACGAATTAGAAAGAATTTATAAACAATATCTCCCTAATGTAATGGCAGCATACCGGTCTCCAAAACCGTTAGTCAAGGTTCGAGTCCTTGGGGGGATGCCAAATAAATTGCCCAAAAGCAATTGTCAATAAATCAATACAGTGTTACAATACATGTATTGAAAGATTAAAAGGTTAGGTACAGCAATCCATACTTTATTGGAACTGTTAGACACTGTGGTGAATCATTGGAGCAAAGCAGGTAAAACTGTGTAGCGTTGAAGGTGTTCATTGAAGCAAGACTAACAAGCTCAGAGTGATGGCCTGAGTTTAATAAAAGCAGTCAACAACTAACCTGTTTGTATTCTAGGATGATTACAGCAACTTAAACATAAAATCTGAACTAATTGCTATAGAAGATGGTCGCAGGACACAGTAGAAATACTGTTCTAGGAAACTAGACATTGAAGGAATAGACGACACATTGGAAAGACTTTGTATGTTGCTAGTAGCAGACACAATTACTAGATAGTCAACATGAATTGTTGATAGGGTCTACGAAACTGAACCGATATACAGGGGATGAGGTAGACCAGAAAATAAACTTAACCGTTTCACTCATCCTGCTAGAGACATAGAATGTTAACAGCAAATTTAAATTTCAACCAATATCTGAAAACAAAACACATTCTGAGAGGTAAATAAAATGAACGCATTTGTAAACGCAATCGCAAATCAAGAAGCCCGTACTACAAACGGTATGAAGGCTCGTAAGTCAACCGCTAACTCAGTGGTTGATCTATTCTACAACATCGGCGCAAGCCGTGGTAAGAACATTATCCCAGCATTCACTGCGGCTTATGTGCAAGACAAGGACCTCGCTTTGCGTGTGGCTTTGTGGGCACGTGATGCACGTGGTGGTGCAGGTGAACGTCAACTGTTCCGTGATATCTTGTCATACTTGGAAAAGCATGACCCAGAAGCGGCAGCACGTTTGCTAGTTAAGATTCCTGAAGTAGGTCGTTTCGATGACTTGTTTGTCTTTAAGGACAAGGATCTTAAGGCTAAGGCATATTCTTTGTTAGGTGACAACCTTCGTGCAAAGAACGGCTTGGCAGCTAAGTGGACTCCTCGTAAGGGAGAAGTAGCACGTGAAATCCGTGAATTCTTCGGTATGAGTCCTAAGCAATATCGTAAGCAACTTGTGTCAATGACTAAGGTTGTTGAAACACAAATGTGTGCTAACGATTGGGACAACATCAACTATTCGCATGTGCCTTCACAGGCATCACGAATCTACAAGAAGGCGTTCAACCGTCATTCTACTACATTCGCTGAATACGTTGCAAAGTTGGTGAGTGGTGACAAGACAGTGAAGGTCAATGCTTCGGCAGTGTTCCCTCATGAAGTCTTGAAGGGTTTAATCTCTGCGTACGGCCGTTCTACTTTGGGTAAGACCGAATTGGATCACGTAACCGCACAATGGGATGCATTGCCTAACTACATGAACGATGCAAACATTCTACCATTGGTAGACGTATCTGGTTCTATGACTTGCCCAGCAGGTGGAACTGGTTCAGTAACATGTTTGGACGTTTCTGTTTCGCTTGGTTTGTACCTAGCTGACAAGAACAAGGGTGCGTTCAAGGACACATTCTTGACTTTCAGTGG